ATTTCCAGTCCTCACCGATTCCCATCCCGCTCGTTGCCCCGCCCACCCGGCAGCTTTAGGATGGCTACCGGGCGGATGTTTAGCGGAGAGGGCGGGACTACCTCCCTTGTACACCTGTACACCGCTGTATACTATGCCCTTCTACACAAGAAGGACGACAACAATGACGCTGAGAGATGTGCTGAACAGATACGCGATTCTTCAAAACCTGACTGACAGAACGGTGGTGCTCTACGGCCACACGCTTGACCGATTTGCCGAGTGCATCGGCCACGAGCCGACGATTGACGACATTGACGATCTCATCGTCGCCGGATTCCTTCGATGGCGTGCAGCCACGCCACGGAAGCGTGGCAAGCCCTCTGCCGCCTCGGTGGCGAAGGACAAGTCCCAACTGACCGCCTTGGCTAACTGGGCCGCCAAGAAGCGTCTGAAGCGTTCAGACGGCACAGACGTCGAGTTCCTGTCCCTGCCACGGATGCGGAAGATTCGCCACGCCCCGCAGGCGTACACCGTCGATGAGGTCTCGCGGCTCATCAGGCTGGCTAAGCAGCGGATCGGCAACATTGACGGCAAGCCAGCCGCCTGGTGGTGGAGCACAATCATCTACGCTGCTTGGTGCAGCGGCGAACGTATTTCTCCGCTGCTTGAGATCCGCTGGAAGGATGTTGACCTAGACGGGCAGACGCTCCTGTTTCGAGCAGAGACCCGCAAGGGACGCTGCACCGACATCCAGCGAGCCATCACGCCTGACCTGTCTGACATGATGCGGGTTCAGGCAGGATCGCCCGAGGCTCTGGTGTGGCGTTGGGATCGTGCCTATCACTCGCTCTGGCCTAGTCTGAGACTGCTGTGCCGGCGGGCCGGCGTGCGTGGCACAGGCTTTCACCGGCTGCGGAAGTCCTCTGCCAGCTACGTGGCACTTGGCGGCGGTGACGCTACCGAGCACCTCGGGCACGCCTCGCCAGAGATGACGCGGCAGCATTACCTAGACCCAAGGATTACCCAAGCCAAGAGGGCGCTCGACTGCCTGCCGAAGCTCGACCTAGACGCCAGAAAGGACGAGCCGCCCGCGGCGTGACGCCAACTAGCCAGCGGCATTGCACGGCGGTAGCATCCCCAATCGGAGGGACTGTGCAATGTCGCTGCTTTCTTGGTTAGCCGGAACTGGAATCGTATGGACGAAGAACGAATCATGGGTGATTTCTTGCGGTCGCCGCACCCTTGAGGGCTTTACGCCTCAGACAGAGATACGCCAAGACTTCGGCTACGTCCGTGGGCTGCCAGCCACGAAGCGACCACGGAAAGTGCGGCCACGGCTTGACGTAGACTTCCGATTCGTTGACGCAAACATCGTCATTGACGCCGTGAGGATGGCAAAGCATCCACCTAACTGCGAAATCTCTGGCAGAGACGTTCACCTGACAGACGATTGCATGGACAAGAAATTGTTTCTTGAGCTACTCCGAGAAGAGGCTGGCACAAAGAAGAGCACGATACGGTCGGACATCATCCGCATGCTGCACGAAGAGCAGGAAGCGTCAGGGCGTAAGTACGTCACGGGCGGTCAGTGACCCTGTGACGAAACCTCGACTCTTATTCCCAACGACCGAGGTTTCGGCACACTTGACGCCCTCACCACAATGCCCATACGTCGCCCGGCTGGCAGGCAGCGGACATATAACCCGTGTCGCCGACCCAGCCGGGCGGCGTTCCACTTTCTGGAATCTGGAATGCCTCACGTCATCATCCGCTTCCGCCTGCCCGACGAGCAGACCGAGCTCAACGCCGCCATGCAGGGCGCTGACGCCAAATCGGCGATCTGGCAGGTTGACCAGTATTGTCGTGGAGTCCTCAAACACGGCGAGCCGTCAGCGGAGACGAGGCGGCACTTGGAGGGGATACGCGAGATGCTCAGAGATCGGCCAGGTTTGCTCGATGACTGAGTGTCAAGATTTATTGCAAAAAAACTGAGGGCAGAATGACTGACATCGTTCATCGTCTACGCCACTGGTCGCATGGGCTGACGTACGATCTTCGAGTAGGGATGATGCACGAAGCCGCCGCCGAGATTGAGCGGCTGCGAAACGGTTCATCAGCGGCCTGCGAAACGGTGTGCCCGCACGTTCGCGGCACGGTCACGCAGCATTGCAGCTTGAACTTCACGCTCACCGACGAGGAGCAAGAGGCGATTGAGCTTCTTGTGGAATACTCTTCGCTGCGAGCAAAAGACGAAATGGTTTTCCGGTCGCTACTCAAAAGAGCACGCGATCAATCTAAATAAACTGACAGAAGCAATGTATTTATGAGGGGTGGTGTAGGTGGTGCAGCACATTGGCAGGAACGCCAAAGGCCCGCGTTCGAGTCGCGGCCTCTCAATTGAAAAGTCTTGCCGAAAGCGGCTTGCGCAATTGGATCGCGGCATTTGTTGGCTAGACCAAGCGATGGCGTGCATCCTTGTGCAAACTAACGAAAAGCGGATGTCGCGGCTACAATCGGAGCGATCAAAATTGGACGCTCGCCGGAAGGAACTGCGGTTGTCCATGAAATGCAGAGGGTCGAAATGACAGACAATCAATTGCCAGAAGGGTTTATGACTCAAGCAGAAAGGCTGCGTGCAATCGTCGCCCACGCCGATAGACACTGCATTTCATCGGATGTTCTTTTCTCCGTGCTTGTTGCTCTTGAAGATGCGTTTTTCATTCAATCCGACGGCGATGAATACAACAACGACGAAGCCATTGCGGCGTTTAAGGCGTTGGAGGCAGAGATCGCCACGCAAAACAACGCTGTTCCGTCAGCAGGCAGTGACGGCAGTCACTCAGATGGCAATCGGGTAAGAGCCTCCGATCCGCCAGCCGGAAATACAACGGTGCAATTCACTCACGGCGACGACATCGCGGTGCGTCTGACACGGTGGTGCGAGCAGTTTGCGGACAGGGCGGAGACTCAGGCGTTGATGGATCAGGCTGCTTGCGAGATCGAGCGTCTGCGGCTCACCGACGAGGAGCGGGCGTCGCTCTATCGCGCCGAGGCGCGGCTGCGGACGGCTTATGTGCCGGATGACCAGACAGCCGCCACGCTCCGTAAGCTGTTGGACCGCCTCGCCTAGCCGTCGAAGATGTGCATCTTCGCCAGCTGCCGCCGTGCCATCGCTTCGACTCGCAGCGGATGCCCTGGCTCTGCGGGCAACTTCTGCGGTGGTGTCATGAACACCTCGATGTCCTCTGCCAGCGTAGCGGCTCGGTGCTCAACCTCACGCACCGTGTCCAGCACGAGCGTGTGATCGCCAGCCCGTGCCCTCTGGCACAACTCGCCCTGCCCGCCCTTGCTCGGATCGTAGAGCAGTTCAATCGTCCAAGTGATGCGAGCACCGACGCGAGCCAGCTTGGTCAGCCACTTCCGCATCTGTGGGGACAGACGCTCAGGCATGCGTCGCTTCTGCCCCTTCGGCGGCGGCAACTCGTCATCGCTCAGTAGTGATCGCTGAACCTCGCCCATGCGTGCAAGTCTGGCGAGGGTGTCAAGCCTTTCGGGATTCCCGGCACGCCTGCCTCATCCATGTGCGATTTGTCATGCTCTCAAACCAGAGGCGAGCGAACGACTCGACGGCGTCAGTGCCGACGTCCGAGTAGAGTGCCTTCAGTTCTGGCGAGTCGCCCCACATAGCCTCGACGTCCTCGCGTACTTTGGCGATCAGCACCTTGGCGTCTTTCACCGCAGCCATTTCCGACTCGGGCTGCGAGCGTGCCAGCTTCGTCCAGTGCTCGCAATTCCAGCAGCGACAGACAGCGTCCACGAACTCATCGAACGCACGCCCAGCCTTGACGGCTCGTGGCCCAACTTCAGCACGCAACCGGCTGCGGAGGTGCGGCAGCATCCCAGCCGGCGCGTCACTCACCGTCACCTCCCGCCCGCAGGCCGAGCAGGTGCAGCAGGCGTGAGCGACGCGCCGGGCGGGTTTTTACAGCGGCACGTCGCTGGGCACGGGCAAGCAGTCCGGTGCCCGTCGCCGTGGACGATGTAGCCTCGCCCGCCACAGTCGGTGCAGCATCCCGGCTTGGGCGGCTCTGGCGTGGGCTGTGGAGCCTTTTCGACAGCCGTCACGGCATACGCTGCCGACACAGCCGCCGAGGCTCTGGGAGCCTCTCGGTCAATCTGTGCCGGGTCAGCGGCGAGCGACGCCAGTACGGATAGCAGCCATTGCCACATGCGTCACCATCCTTGCCCGTGGTTGAGAACTCTGTGCCCATCGGCATCGACGCGAGCGTGGACGACGTACGCCTGCTCTGCCGGTGGCGGCTCGGCAAACATCATCGCCCACAGCCCAAGGCGGGCGAGCCGCTGAATCAACCGCAGGACCGGGCGGGCGGGCTCAGGCTTCACGGGCGAGTAATCCGATGTCGCTGCCCACCAAGTAAGCATCACGGCAACCAGGCCCACGACGACGGCGGATTGGATTTCTCTTTTGGTCATCGGTCCACGCTCCACAGCGAGTACAGGAACATCACGACGCAGGCACCGATCACGCTGCCGATGAGACCAGCAGGAGCATCGCCAAACGGAAGACCGCCAGCGAGAGAGCCGATGATGCCGAGCCCGATGGTCGGCACCCAGCCGTCAGGGCAGCGTCCCGGCATCACCCACTTGGCGATACCGCCAGCGACGGCACCGAATGCGAGCCACAAGAGCAACGACATAGAAACTCCTACTGTGCGAGATGGAACGTGTCTGCGATGAGCCGAGCTGGCGACGGCGTGCGAGCCTCTGGAGGGACAGGTTGCAGCCAGTTGCCGTGATCCAGATTCCGATAGCGGAAGTTCACGCCCGAGATGCTGAAGGAGTCTTGCCCCGAGAGCATCGCGTCAACCGTCTCGCGGCTCACCCAGAAAGAGCCGTCAGGCTGATCGGCGGGCCACTTCGGACCAGCATTGAACACGCCCCAAGAATTGATGCAGAGCAGCCCGTCACGCTTGCCCTCGTTCTTGGCATACCGCACGCCGATAAAGCACATGCAGTGCGCCCACGATCCGCTTCGAGGTGCGAAGCCGTCAGCGTCTCGCTGCGACGAGAAGCCAACGCCAGAGCAGACCGGCACTGGATAGCCTGACTCGATGCTCGCCGCCGCCTCATCAAACGTGCGAACAAGCGCGACGTTCTTGGCTGTGTGCTTGTTTGCAAGCTTTGCAAGGGCAAGGCCCACTTGCCCGCCACCGCACAAAAGGTTTCCCCACTCCTTCGCACGGCTCGGGTTGTACGTTGTCAGATCGGCACCGGGATACTGCTGGCGAAAGAGGATGCCGCCTACGCTCGGGTCTTTACACTTCCCTGCCACCCAGCGTGCAGCTGCACCACCGTAGGAGCCGTCTGAGTAGCCCGCCTGGCTGACCGGCGGTAGACGCCCGGCGGTCCTTGATCCACTGTAGATCGCTTCGGTCGCCACAAGCTTCGGCGGCTCGGGCAATTCGCCTTCTGCCCAATCCACACACTGCCCGACGTAACTTCCCATCGACCAACCAAAGCTTACGCAGTCACCTATCCCCTGCTTCCACGGGCCGAATGGCTTGCCGTAGACCTCACGGTGTGCCCGGTCGGCGTGGCGATAAAGAAACGTGTCCTTCTGCTGCGCCTTCTGCATGACGTCTTTGCCAGCGTCAGAGAAAAGCGGCTGGTCCAGTTCAGCAAGAAACTGTCGCGTACCGACAGGATCAGGCGTGTAGCCAAACCGTGCGTCAATGGCGTCAGCCGTGCGGCGAGTGGCACGCTCGACCAGCACGCCGAGAATCGCCATTACGACGACGAAGGATACGGCAGAAAGTGACCATCGATCAGCGCGTGACATCGGCAGCAGCCCTCGACAGGTCACGGAGTGCAGAGACCCACGCCGCACGGCTCTCGGGCGTCACAGGACCGCCAGACGAGCCCACGGCGTCATCCAAAAACTTGTGGACGGCATCCCTCACTTGCGGCTGGCGAGCACCGATGCTCTCGCCCTTGCAACGCATCTCGCGGGCGGCAATCCGCAGGTCGTCAAACGCGACGCCCGTCTTCAGCCGTTGGTCGTTCTTTCCGTCGTACTCGATGCAATCTGCGAGAGAGCCGCAGAGTTCTGCCATGATCGAAGAATCTTCTGCGGCAGTCGGGCCGACAAACTTGCCGCGAAGCGAGAACGCATCCGGCGGCACTGGTGCCGGGCTTGGTGCTGGTGCCTGCCGGCTTGGTGCGAACGCAATCACCGCAGCCACGAGCAACGCCACGGCGGCGACGTGCTTGCCGTCGATGGTTGGCATGTGTGCCGTGGCGTACCACGCCTGCACCTTCTCGGTTATCTGCTTGCCCGCGAGCACGTAGGCAGCGAACGCGATGAGTAACGCTGTAATCACTTTTTCCTCAGTAGCGGTAGGAGAGTCTCAATGGTTCCGGCGGCGATAGCGACGACCAGCGAGCGAGCGGCTGGGCGAACGATGTACCAAAACGGGTACGTCGCATACGGCACGCACAGCACGGCGACCGAGTCGAACAGCACGCCGACAGCCTCAAGCACGATGGCTCGCTTCTCTTCGCCCGTCAGCGTCTTGGTTGAGTCCAGCGTCTCGACAGTCAGTCGCACGAGTGCAGCGACGAGCATCCCGAACTCGCCCCACGTCAGACCGTCCCTGGCAGACACGCGAGCCGTCACCAAGAACGCAGACACCTTCGACGCGATGTCATTGAAAGGCGCAGCGGCAGCGAGTGGAGCGTCAGCAACCATGCTGCCAGACTAGGCGGGACGGGACGCAGACTAGACCGGCTCTGCCTGCCCCTCTCGGTAGAGCACCAGGGCAATGGCTGAATAGCACGCAATATCCTTGAGCGTGTCTTCGATGCCGTCGAATTCGCATTTCCCACGGCGGAAGTACGCCTTCAATCTGTGCATCTTGTCCGAGATTCTGAGGATGCAGCCCGCCCACGCTGGCATATTCACCACGTCGGCACTCTGGCGGATGTTGCTCAGTGCGTCCTCGTCAACGCCGTAGTCAAGAGTCTTGGCGAGGTGCAGGGTTTTCAGTTCCTCAAGGATGGCGAGGAACTCCCGCGAGCCGGGCCGGATGTCGTCGCTCTGCTTCGCGAGGATGCTGTCACCCGTCCAGCGGATGTCATCCTGCACGGCTTCCATCTCTCGCTGCCCTTGCAGAATCCAATCAGCCGGCGCCGCTTCCTCTCGCTCTGCTGCGTACTTCTCTGCACTCGCCTGCGTGATTTCCTTCCACCGATCTGGTGCATCGTCTGCCGGTGCGTGGCACTTGCCGCCGTCGCAGCATCCGCCAGATAGGCGAGTCTCTACGGCGGCTCGCAGTTGTGCGTTGGTCGCCTCAAGTTCTGTAATAAATCCTTGCATCTTTTCCCTTTCGATTAGGAGCCGAGCGGTGTCCGCAGCCAGAGCACCTGATGTGCCGCACCACTGTCCCTGGAATCTGTACGCTCGCTGGCGGGCTTCGGCGATGTACTCGTCAGTTAATTCGTATTCCATCAGTCAAGCCTCGGGCCTGCGACGTGCATGGATGCCAGACCGCCGCCGTGGCGATACAGAAACGTCTCCATTGCTTGACGGCTTCCGATCCATCCGTTGATGGCGTGGTAGTCGTCTGGCGGATTCAGTGCCGGTGCTGTCCTGACGATGACGCCGTCAAGCGTGTCGATGGGCTTGTTGTTCGCAGCCGCCTGGTGGTGAAGATGACCAGTGTGCCACTCGCGGTAGACGCTCTGGCTCCACGCCTTTGGCTGCTCTAGTGCCATGATCTGTGGCAGCTTAGGCTTTGCCTTGTGGCCGTGCGTGAACCCGAGGAGATTGCCGACACCGTCTGAGAGATACTGCCTGCCGGTGAAGTCGGGCTTCACCTTAACTGTTCGCGAATTGCGAAAACGCTCCTGCAAGATTCGCTGAAAAGTCCACGTCAGAACTTCGTCGTGGTTTCCATTGACGATCACAACGTCTGTCGGCACAGTCTCGGCGGATTGCTGAACCAGAGACAGCAGCGTGTCGCAGCCGACTTCGATCATCTTCTGAAGCCGTCCGTCACGCTCTAGCGGCGTGCCGCCGGTTGTCGTTCCGGCAGGCGTATCATAATGGAACAGGTCTCCCAAGAAGGCGACCGTGCGTCTGGCTGGCTTGTTGTCGTTGCCGACTGCCAGCAGTTCGCTCGCAGCGTCACCCACAAGCCGAGCAGCAATGTCCAAGTCGTAGTCGCCGCCGCCGGTTGTTTTGTCCCAGCAGTATTTGCCGAAGTGCGTATCTGCAACGACAAGCACCTGCCACAGACCGTCACGCTTCGGTGCCTTGACAGATTTGGTCAATGGCTTGCGGATGTCCTTCTTTGCGGCGTCAATCATCGCCTGCACCACCTCGCGTGTCGTCGGCCCGCCCTTCGGCTTGAGCCTCACAAACACACGATGCAGTTCAATGCTGCCGCCTTCTCCGTCACCACACTCCCACGTGGTTGCCTCACTGGCAGCAATCTCGAAGCGGCTCATGTCCGCCTCAATGTGACGCAGCAAGTCCTCAACCGTCTTGATTCGCTTGCTGGTGGAGCGCGCCTCTAGCACGTCGCCGGATTGCGACTGCGTCACCTCTTCGGCGTCGGCCCGCTTGGCCGGCGGCACCTTGGCTTTGATTGCGTCGCCTATCTTCGCAGCCATAGGGAAATCTCCTTCCATCCTGCGACGAGCCACTTCCGCTCTGCGGCAGTCTCGGCTACCAGTTGACCGATCTCGCGTGCAGATGCAGCCCCGTAATCGCCAGACTGAAATCGGCGTCGAACGTCGAGCAGCTGCTCTTGCACGTCAGGCGGCAGACGCTCCAGCCACGGCTTTGGGCCGGGCTTGACGCCACGCACACGCTCACGCACGGCGTCGGCCAGGGCGGCGACGCTTGGGCGTTTCGTCTTCACGCTGGGGCTCCTTCCCTTTGAGATGCACCCACCCGTCCTCGTCTGGGATGCCGCCACCAGCGTGCTCCTCGTCGTCGTCCAACTCGGGTGGCAGGATCACCGCCTCGGTCTTCGGCTGTGGCTTGGTGCGTCCCATGCCACTAGGGTGGCAGCACTGTCAAGCGTTCCGGCGTGCGTTGCTGATAGCCCGCCGCACGAGCATCCGCCCAGCCACGTCGAGGAACGGCAGGCCGCGAGCCTCGGCTTCCTCGCGCATGACCTTCACCACCTCGTCAATGCGTTCTGGCTTGCTGCACTCGTCTGGCCCCCATGCGTCCATCTGCGCTGCCTTGGCGCGGCAGGCACAGGTTGGCGTTGGCTCAATGCCGAATCGCTTCAAGAGGCGGGAAAGCTCGGTGCCGGGGCCGTGGTCGGGCGATTGGGTGGCTAGTGCTGGTGCGTCCCCCTGTTTCCGGCAAAACCGGATAGCGTTGGCGTGGCGGCTGCGAAATCCGCAGACAACACAAGTCTGTTCGTTGTTTTGGAAATTGCAGTAGCTAGGCATGTAACACTACCACCGGCATCGGCCCGTCATAACCAAACCCTCCCGTTCTTCGGCATGGAATGTTGTTGAATATTTCCATTTGAACTGCCGTCGCCCATTGCGTTCCAGCCGATGAAGACCAACTTGGGGAGCAATACCCGCCGCCGGAAGAAAGACCAGGAAGTGACCCGCCCGCCAAGCTATTTCCGAAGACAGAAAAACAACACGAAGCGCCGCCCTGTTCCCTTAGCGAGTACGGAAGCGTAACCCATGACCCACCGGGGGCGGCAAAAATAAAGCCGCCTGCGGAGTTATCCAAAAACCACGGTTGGTCCCCAACTGGCGGACTAAATGATTCACACCCTGGCCGCTTTGCGATTAGCGTCGAATAGCTGCAACAGCACTGTGACCCCGTCAACTGCGGCCAAAACCCACTGCCGAACGCCGCGTAATTCAACCCCGCTTTCCGAAAACAATCCTGTGGCGAAGTAGCTGTACCACCGGCCATACGGTCCAATACATAGGTGCCGTCCCACATTGTGCCGCCGGAAATTGTGGCGTAGATGTGATCCGGGGGGGCGGCGCCGCTTGCGGAACAACCACACTTACATTCGCACGCCCCATCCGCACACGTCGTCCCCACGCCCTTGAACACTGGCGTTGACGGTGAGCCAGCCAGCGACGTGCAGATGCCACTCCCAAGTGGCTGGCCTGCGAACGGGTCGCCTTGCAGGCCAACGCAGAAAACGCCGCACCTCCATGTACCGCCTCTAGCCGCACAGGCAGACTCGCTCTCGTTTCTGCATCGCGGGCCTGTTTCGCCATTAGAGTTTGTGAACGTATCCGGCCCGCAGCACGAGCCGCTGGCGCACTTGCACTGACACGCTGGCTTGACCGTGCATGTGGTGCCCTCGCAGCACGCGCCCTCGCGGCAGGCTTCGTTGCACTCGGCTTCGGTCTTGTGGGACGCTCGGCCTGCGGTCGTGACGCCGCTCGGCAGCGTGGTGGATTGGTAGCAGGGCATGGCTTTTATTGGTTCAGCGTAACGGTAATAGTCACAGCATCACTTCCCGTGCGCTGGTTCACTGCGGTGACTGAAGTCGAATATCCGGCGTCGAAGTTCCTTGACGCAATCAGCGGCCTTACTGCTTCAATATTGCGGGTCTGGACGTGGGTGAATGGCAATTCCGTACAAGGCGACCAAGATGCCACAGCGTTCAATGGAGAGGTTCTGAAGTAGGCCTGCTCTGTTCCAGTAGTCGCCATGCCGCACGACATTTGGCTTTTTGTTTTTACCACCGACTCTGATGCCCAAAAGAAAAGCGGGCCTGTGAACGTGTAATAGAAATCAAACGCAATACTGCTATTCGCTGCCAGCATCAGCGTAAATACTGATGGCGAGCAACCGCCCGGCGCAGCGGAAAACGTCTTTTGCCACGCGCTTGAATATCCTCCTGATGGCGTGATTGCCGTAAGCGCATGGGTTCCGTTTATTGCAGACCCAAAAAAACAGGCACTCGATTGGTATGCCCCGTAGAAATTATCGGTGGCTGAGTATTGTGCGTAGAAATCCTCCGCCACGACTGACAGCGTCACGGACGAGGGCTTTGCCAAGCACGCCTTGTCAGCGCAGCAATACCACCCACCGCAGCACTCTGAGCACTCCGCACCAAGCATCACCATAGGTCAGCACTCCGCAGCGATGAGAATCCACTCGGTGCCAACATAAGTGATGGCACAAGCCTTGCTGCCGGTGCCGCCCACTGCGGCAAAGTAGTTCCTGACGTCCGAGTATGTCGTGCCGCTCGTCACGGCATCGGCGACTGTCTTCGTGGAACCCTTGGCCCACGGTGCTGTAAACGTCCCACGGACGATGCCGCCAGCAGCACCGCCGCCGCCAGCCAGCCGCACGAGTGCCCACTTGCCACTTCCCGTGCCGCTGTCCTTCCAGAGAACAAGCCCCTCGCCCGTCGTGCCGGTTTTCAGTTCTGACGTCGATGCCTTGCACGCAACGAACTTGTCGTCAGCACTCGTCACATCGACCTTGCACTGCACGACGCCACCCACAGCCACCCTTCCAACAGCGTTCGCCGCAATCGGCTCTACTGCCACGCACCAGGCCGTCGTTGTCGCAGACGGCGTGCCACCCGTCAGAACCGGCATTTCCTCGAAGGACGCTGTAGCACCGCCTGACGACGACGTAGGCGTGATAGCCACGCCAGTTATTGCCAGCACGCCCCAGCGGGCGACGGTCACAGACGGACGGCAGTACGCCCATGTGTACGGCTTCAGCACAGGCGAGCCAGGGACGCCTTCTGTGCCGGGATTGGCACCGAGCACCAAGTCAGCGGCGTCCTGCGCCCGATTCCACGCCC